ATCAAATTTTCGCGCTGCCATAATCCAGAAACAAAGGACCGGAGCCAATGGCGCGGCCAATCAAGCCGACGCATCTCAAACTCGTGACCGGCACTGCGCGCAAGGGCCGGCTGAATGCTGCTGAACCGAAACCCGCGCGTGAGCGTCCGTCGCCGCCGCAGCATCTGACCGACCGCGGCAAGGCTGCGTGGGCTGAAACCGTGCTGATCGTGGATCGCATGGGCGTGCTCACCGAGGCGGATCCGCTGGCGCTGGAAAGCCTGGCCGAAGCGATTGGCGATCTGCGCGCCGCACGTGCATCGCTTGCGAAACCGCTGACGGTAAACGACGGCGACGGCGAAACGACGGTAGCTGAAGCCGGCGAGCGTTATTATTGGACGTTCGGCAAGAGCGGCCCGATGCGTCGCCAGCGGCCAGAGGTCGCGGACATCGCCGATGCTGACCGGCGCGTGGCCATGTGGCTGCAGCGGTTCGGGTTGACCCCGGCTGATCGCGGCAGAGTGTCGGCATCGACGCCACAAAAGACCGAGAACCCGTGGGACAAACTGACCGGGTAGCATACCCGCCGCACGTCGCCGAGGGCATTGCCTACGCGCGGGATGTGATCGACGGGAAGGTCTCTGTCTGCGCTCATGTTCGGAACGCGTGCAAGCGATTTTTCGCCGATCTGGATTCTGGCGCCTGGGATTTCCGGCCGGACCTGGCAGAGCGGGCGATGGTGTTCGCGTCACTGATGCCGAACATCAAAGGCCCCGAGGCAGGCAAGCCGCTGCGTCTGATGGATTGGCAGAAGTTCATCTTCTGCAATCTGTTTGGATTTGTCGAGCGCGGCACTGACGTCCGGCGGTTCCGGCAGGGCGTGGTGTATGTTCCGCGCGGCAATGGCAAAACGACTTTCGCCGCGCCTATTGCACTTTACCTGACGTTTATGGATGGCGAAGGCGGTGCCGAAGGCTATGCGGCGGCGGTAACGCGAGATCAGGCGCGCATCCTGTTCGAGGCGGCGCAGAACATGGTGCGCCGGGCGAAGGAGTTTCAGGCCCGGTTCGGCGTCCAGGCTGGTGCCAATGCGATCTATCAAATCGCGAGCGCGTCGAAGCTGGCGCCGGTGTCATCCGACGCAAAGGCGCTGGACGGCCTGAATGTCCAGGTGGCGGTCTGTGACGAGATCGGCTCGCACAAGACGTCGGAAGTCTACGACGTGCTGCTGACGGCCATGGGCAAGCGCAAGCACCCGATGCTGCTGTCGATCTCGACAGCAACCGGCAACACAACCGGCATCGGCAAGCAGTTATGGGACTATGCGTTGCGCGTGCTGGATGGCGCGCAGGTCGATGATCGGCTTTTCGCGCTGATCTACACCATCGATGATGGTGACGACCCCTGGGACGAAGCGACCTGGATCAAGGCCAATCCCGGATGGGGCCAGTCGGTGCAACCGGATGCCATCCGCGCCATTATGAAACAGGCGCGAAACAATCCGGCGCAGGAATCCGCGGCGATGACGCGGCACCTGAATATCTGGACCGGCGCCGACGATGCGTTGTTTTCGATCCGGTCCTGGCGGGCTTGTGCGGCGCCGTCATTGCGGCTGGAAGACCTGGAGGGTGCCGAGTGCCATCTGGGTCTCGACCTTGCCAGCAAGACCGATATCGCGGCGCTCAGCATTGTGTTTCCGTCTCGCGCCGCGGAAATGAAACTGCGCTATGCGGTGTTCGCGCGCTGCTACCTGAATGAGGCGGCGGTGATGGAAGCGCGGAACGCCAGTTATCCGGGCTGGGCTGCAGACGGCTTTTTGACGGTTACAGACGGCAACGAGACCGACTTTCAGCGGATCGAGGACGATCTGCTCGACCTGTGCGCCAGGTTCCGGGTGCTGTCGGTCGGCTATGACCCGTGGGCGGCAACGCAGTTTGCCCAGCGCATGCTGATGCAGGACGTGCCGATGGTGGAATTCCGGGCAAACGTCCAGAACTTCTCTGAGCCGACCAAGGAACTCGATGCCGCGATGCGCTCGGGTCGGATTACTCACGACGGCAACCCGGCGCTCGAATGGTGCATCGGAAACGTCGTCGGCCGATACGATGCCCGCGGGAATGTGTATCCGCGCAAGAGCCGGCCGGAACAGAAAATTGACGCGGCGATCGCAACAATCATGGGTATCGCCCGGTGCATGGTGCATGAGGACGAGACACCGTATGCGGATGGGCGCGGCCTGCTGATCTTGAACTGAGGAATCAATGCCGGGCATTCTGTCGAGGATCGGAACGGCCCTCGGCTTCGGCAAAAGCAGCGACGCCGTAGGTTCGGAACTGCGTGACGCCTGGGGCGAGTGGGGTGTCACTGACGCGGGCGTCACGGTCAATAGCTGGACCGCGATGTATCACGGACCGGTCATGGCCGCGGTCAGCATTCTATCCGAGGAAGTTGCTAAGATCCCTTGGGGCGTGTATCGGCGCACCGCGGATGGCGGCAAGGTTCCGGCAACCGACCATTTCTTGTATCGCCTGCTGCGGCATCCCAACGACTGGCAGACCGCGCTCGAATTCAAGGAAATGATGCAGGCCGCGCTGGTGTTGTGCGGCAATGCCTACGCGGTGGCGGTGCGTGACTGGCGGGGTGTGCCTCAATACCTTGTCCCGGTGCATCCCGATCGCGTGACGCTCTACGAGGCGCCGGACGGGCAGTGGTTCTACCTTGTCACGCGGAATGGCCTGCATGAGATGGCCATGCTGCGCGAGGTGCCGATCATGGTGCCGTCCGAGGATGTGTTCCATCTGCGCTGGCTGTCGCAGTGGAATTCGCTACTCGGTTCCCGGCGCGTGACGCTGGCGCGGCAGCCGATCGGTCTGTCGATCAGCTTGGAAGAACATCACGCGCGTTTTGCCGGTCATGGGGCGAGGCCATCCGGCGTCCTGACGACGGAACAGAAGCTGGCCAAAGAGACGCGGGACATGCTCGCGTCGGAATGGCAGAAAACGAAGGGCGGACCGCGCAACGCCGGCGCAACTGCGGTGCTGGAACAGGGCTTGAAGTGGGAAAGTCTCAGCATGACGATGGTCGATGCTGAATTCATGGAAGCCCGGAAGTTTCAGCTTCGCGAAGTTGCGCGGGCGTTTCAGATTCCGCCATATAAACTCGGCGTCGAGGATTCCGGCAGCGGCCCGTCGATGGTGCAGCAGGCTCAAGAATACTTGAACGGCCCCATCTCTGGTTACTGTGAACGCTGGAAAGCGAAACTCGAAAAGTTCTTCGATCTCGACGGTATCGACCTGTTTGTCGATTGGTCATACGAAGCCTTTTACAAGGCGGACATCGGCACTCGTTACGCCGCATATCGTCAAGCGGTTGGGGCGCCATGGATGGCGGTCAACGAGGCGCGCCGCGGTGAAGGGCTGCCGACCGTGCCGGATGGCAACGACGTCCTGCAGCCGACAAATATGGCGCCGCTTGGATGGGAACCGCCCGACCGGACGGATGGCGGCCAAGGCAGCGATCAGACCGGAAGCCCCGCGCCCGGCGGCGATGGAGACCCGGAGCGCAACCCCGCAGACGACGCAGCGCCGGGCATATAGGAGCAACGAATGAGCGACACGACCGAAGCGCCGGCAAGCGAGCCGGTGGTCGCGCCTGTTGACGCGCCCGTAATGGATGCCGCGGCCCCCGTTGAGGCGCCGCAGACCGAACCGGACCCCGTCGAAGCCTTCAAGGCGGAACTGCGCGCCGCCCTGCAGTCCGTGCAGACCCGTGCGGCTGATGCGAAGCGCACGAACCTGTTGCCTGACCTGGCGGATGCCGTGCACGAACTGGCGGCGATCCTGCGACGGATGGTCGGCTGATGTCGTTCCCGCTGATCAGCATCAATCAGTTTCGCAAGCAGGCCAAAGGCAAGCCGCACCCGCGACTGCCGGCAGAGACTGGTGTGTTCCGCGCCCATGTCGGCGAAACGAAAGCGGTTGCTGATCGGCCGCGCACCTTCCGGTTCTGTTTCAGCGACGGTTCCGTTGATCGCATGGGCGATACTATCGATCCGGCGGGCTGGGATCTGGCCGACTTTCTGAAAAACCCGGTCGCGCTGTGGGCGCATGACAGTTCGTCCCCGCCGATCGGCCGCGCATCGAACCTCATGGTCGAGGACCAGAGGCTGATGGGCGACATCGAGTTCATGACTGCGGAAATCAGCCCTTTCGCGGACACGATCTTCCGCATGGTTGAGGGCGGCTGGCTCAACGCGGTCTCGGTCGGGTTTTTGCCGAAGGAATACGACTGGGCCGACGACGAGGACCGTGAATGGGGCATGGATTTTCACCAGCAGTCGCTGTTGGAAATCAGCGTCGTTCCGGTTCCCGCTCTGCCGTCTGCGCTGATCGATGCGCGGTCGAAAGGCATCGACACTCGGCCAATCGTCCAATGGGCCGAGCGTGCACTGGATGGCGGCGGCAAGGTCATCATTCCCAAGGCGGAACTTGAACGTCTCCGCAAGGCAGCGAAGGAACCGGCAATGGGCAGGCAGCGACGCGCGCCGAGGCGGCGTGATGCGGATCCGATGGGCGAGAACAGCCCGGCCGATGGCGGCGCTGGGATCGGCAATTGCGGCCGTCCCGTTGAAAACGAATGCGGCATGAAAGACCCGGCGGAATGCAGCATTCACGGCTTCGGTGGTGCCGGCGCCGGGGACTCCGAAAGCAATGAGGACAAGGGCATGACGCAGAAGGAACTGCGGCGGCTGATTCGCCGGGAACTGACCACGGCGCTGAAGGCTGTTCGCAAAGAGGCAGACGATACCAGCGACGAACCCGGTCCGGTCGATGCGCCGGATGAGCCGTTGGTCAAATGTTACGGCCATATCAAGGCCGCGCACGTCTTCCACAAGATGGCGATGGGTTCGCACCGGAAGGCGATGGATCTCCTGTCGGATATCGTCGGCGACGAAGACAAGGACGAGGAAGACGGCGACGGTGATGGCGACGAGGGCGATACCCCGCGCCGGCCGTCGGATGATGATGGCGACGAGGAGCAAAAGCGCCTCCTTGCAGAGATCAGGCGCCTCCGCGGCTGATCTTGTTGCCCTAAACGGCCCTTGGGCAAGGCCGCTCGCAGCGTCGTGACGACGCCGCATTCCCTCTGATGGAGCCTTCAACGAATGAGCACACTGGCCGCGATGAAGCAGGCCCGCGCAGCCGCGCTCGATGCGGCCGACGTTTCTGCTTTGCAAGGAAATAAGGCCGAGGCGCGGAAGCACCTCGATATTGCAAAGGGGCTGGCCGACAAGATCGCGCTGGCCGAGGAAGTCCAGGCGGAAATGGCGAAGGCCGCCAAGCCGCTGAACGGACACCGCCAGGATCAGGACGATCCGAACAAGTTCAAGAGCCTCGGCGAACAGCTTATGGCTGTGGCGCGTCATTACACCGGTGGCACGACCGACCAGCGCCTGCGCGCCGCGACTGGCATGGGCGAGGCGGATCCGTCTGGCGGCGGGTTCCCGGTGCAGGTCGATTTCTCGACCAACATCCTGCAGCGCATCTACGACATGGGCGAGGTGGCGCAGCGGGTGTTCCGCCTTGGCATCAGTTCCAATGCGAACGGGATCAAGATTCCGGGCATCGATGAAACCAGCCGCGCCACTGGCAGCCGCTGGGGTGGCGTGCAGGCCTACTGGGTGGGTGAGGGCGACGCCATCACCGCGTCCCGGCCGAAGTTCCGTCTGATCGAACTCGATCTGAAAAAGGTCGGCGCGCTTTGGTATGTCACCGATGAACTGCTGCAGGATGCGGGCGCCCTGACCGGCATCGCGAATGAAGCGTTCGCGCAGGAACTGACCTTCGTCATCGAAGACTCGATCTTCCGTGGCACGGGTGCCGGCCAGCCGCAAGGTTTCCTGAACAGCAACTGTCTGATCACCGTGCCCGCGGAGAAGGGCCAGGCGAGCAAGACGTTGCTCTACCAGAACCTGCTGAACATGTGGGCGCGCATGTGGGCGCGGTCCCGCCTCAACGCGGTCTGGTTCATCAACCAGGACGTTGAACCGCAGCTATACGCGGTCAATCAGGTGATCGGCACCGCGGGCGTTCCGGTCTATCTGCCGCCCGGAGGGATCAGCGAAAAGCCCTATGCCACGCTGTTCGGCCGCCCGGTGATCCCGGTTGAATACTGCGACACGCTTGGAAACGCGGGCGATATCGTGCTGGCCGACATGAGCCAGTATGTCGTCGCCGACAAGAACGCGATGCAGCAGATGAGCAGCGTTCACGTTCGTTTCGTCAACGACGAAATGACGTTCCGCCTGACCTATCGTCTGGACGGCAACGTGACCTGGCCGGCATCGCTGACCCCCTACAAGGGCACGCAGACCAAATCGCCGTTCATCGCCCTGGCTGCCCGTTAATAGCGGCCTCCCGTAACGATCTGGAGAACCTTCAATGGCAAGGAATTTCCGTCTTTGGGAGAACGCCGCAGTCGTCTCCCTGCTCAAGCCGGCGGCAGACGCTGCCGGTCGCACCTCGGCCTACGTCAGCATGCGCGACTGCCACAAGGCGTATGTCGCGGTCTACATCACCCAGGGCAACGCGGCGACGATCCTGCTTTCCGTGCTGCAGGCAACCGACAGTTCCGGCACTGGCAGCAAGGCCGTCAACGCGGTGCCGATCGCGGTCAACCTGGACACCGACACGACCCCGGCGGATCAGTACACATTCCCGACCGCGGCGGCCACATACACCACCGACGCCGGCACGAAGACGAAGATCGTGATCTTCGAAATCCTGCCGGAAAGCGCGATGGATGTGGCGGGCGGGTTCAATCACATCGCTGTTTCGACGGGCGCCAGCAACGCGGCCAACATCACGTCGGCCCTGTTCATCGGCACGCCGCTTCGGCAGCAGCGCCTGAACCCGATCACCGTCAACGCCTGATCGTGAGGCGGCTTCGGCCGCCGTCACGTCTCCGTCCCTCTTGGAGCAATCGTAATGGTAACGATCGTCAGCACGATCCTGGATGCGGACGGGAACGCGCGTGCGTTTAAGGACGCCAATACGCAGGAAACCCTGGTCCGGTTTCAGCCGGTCGTCTTCGAGGACGATTTCATTGGCGCCGGCCACACCGCGGGCATCCCGGCGGCGGGTTCGCCTTCGGCGGGCTACGCCTGGGTCAAAAAGATCGTTGGCGCCGCGCCGCCGACTGTTGCGATTGTCTCCAACGGCGCGGGCGGCGTGGTCTCTCTTGCACTGGCGGCGACGTCGGAAAAGGAAGATGCCGCGCTCTACATGAACGATCAGTTGACGTTTGACGTCACGAAAAACCTGATGTTCGAGGCGCGCGCGGCATTTCATGTCGTGCCATCGGCCGCTGGCGTCGAGATCGTCTTCGGTCTCATGGCGGCGTGGATCGACGGGCCGGACAATAACACGTTCTACGTCCGGTTCGGTGCGACGGCGAACGGCGCTATCAACTGCCAGGCCTTCGACGGCACCACGACCTATTCCGTGGCGTCCGGGATCACGATGGTCGCGGATGCGTATCATGTGTTCCGCATCGACTGCACCGACGTCACCGACATCGCCTATTACATCGACGGCGCGCGGGTGAACGGCAAGGGCACCGTCAAGTTCGCCGCGACAGGCGCCAGCGCAGTGCTGCAGGCCTACGCTTCGGCCTACAAGGCCAGTGGGACCGGCGTGGGCACTCTCTACCTGGATGCGGTCACGGTCTCTGTGGACCGCGTCTAATGGCGCTCCCGCTTAACCTCAACCAGTATCCGGTCACCATTGCGAACGGCACGGCGCTTTCCGGCGCCGTCAAGATGGGCGCCGATACGCTGGTCGGGATCGCCATGCCGGCCGCGTGGACCGCCGCGGGCATAACGTTTCAGGTTTCCATCGATGATGGCTTGACCTGGCTCGAACTGAACGACGACGGCGGGAACAACGTGACGATCACGAACCCGGCTGCCGGTGTGTTTATCATGCTGTCTAACAAACCGGATTACGTGTGGCGCGGGATCAACGTGATCAAGGTCCGCAGCGGAACGGCAAGTGTTCCGGTCAACCAAACCGCGGATCGCGTCATTACGTTGATCGGACGTCCCGAAATCTTCTGATGCGGTCAGACCAGTATTTGACCCGCGAACGCCGCGACATCCCGGCGATCGAGCGGCGGCCAACCGACACGGACAAGCCAGATGCTCTCGACCGTCTCCATC